AAAAACGCTGATGCTCAGACAATTGCCGAAACAAGACTGGCATCAGCGCAGGCGGCGCTTACCCGCAACCTTTCAGGCAGGGTGACAGCACAGAACAACCTGAACAGCGTACCATCTGTTGGATCGCGCCTCTTAGGCGGAGCGATGGGGTTGATCGGAGGTGTCCCTGGTCTTGTTATGCTCGGCGCAGGTGCATGGTATGCCATGTACCAAAATCAGGAGCAGGCGCGCCAGTCGGCGCAGGAGTATGCCAGCCAGATAGATCAGATCCGTGAAAAGACATCTAAAATGTCGCTTCCTGATACTGACGATAATCGCAAGAAAACCATTGAAGCATTGGCCGAGCAAAACAGGCTTATCACCGAACAACAAGGGAAAGTCGAGACCTTAAAAGGTCAGATTGATGATCTAAATGCTGCGAGGGGTAAACCCGGCATCACTGGAGAAAACGATCTTAATATAGTGCGCGCCATTTCCGTTGTTACGGGTGATTTAGCTGTCGAGGAAGACAAGCTCAATCAACTCCGGGAACAGGCGCGTATTATTCAGCAGGCGCTGGCAGAAATCGAGCGTCGCAGGACTGACCAGC